TTTGTCCACACAACCGCCTAAAAAGAACCAATCGTTATCCCCGTTGGTGGAAAGAGTACCCCTACCTTCCCAAAAGAGGGCGGGGGGAAAAGTCCTCTCGGTGGCAGCATGACTTATGGAGTTTAAATGGCAACTCTTTCGGCTTACATTACGGAAGTCAGACGATTACTCCATGATGCAAATGGTAATTTTTATACCGACCAACAATTAACTGATTACATTAATAGCTCAAGAGAGCGTGTAGTCCGTGATACTGGATGTCTTAGAACAATCCAAATCGTACAAACACCTTCTAAAGTTCCAGCTACATCAGCTTTGAATGGTGTAACGCCAGCAAACCCAACTGCCTGGCAAGCAAATACTAGCTATACAACTAGCCAATTTATTTTTAGTAATATCTTTATTTATCAAGTTACTACGGCTGGTACTTCGGGCGCTACGCCACCACCTTACCCACAAAGTCAGCAAAACAATATTACCAATTACCCGCCATCAACTGAGTTTTTTAATGGTACGGCTGGATTAACTTATGTGGGTAACTGCGAAAACATTTACTACGCAGCAATGCCATCTGGCGACAGAACGCTTGATATTATTAATATCAACCTATACTGGGGTAATACCCGTGTGCCACTAGATTACTTAGCTTGGACAGACTTCAATGTGCGTTTACGCTTTTGGCAAAACTACATTGGCAGACCATTGGCATTTAGCAATTACGGGCAAAGCAATATCTATATTGGTCCAATCCCAGATGAAGCCTATCAGCTTGAAATTGATACTGTTATCTTGCCGTTGCCATTAGTAACTGCTAATGAGGTTGATACCATCAAAGATCCATACACCAGCTCAATTAAGTTTTATGCAGCGTATTTAGCTAAATACTACGAGCAAAGCTATGGCGAAGCTGAGATTTATAAACAAGAGTACAACAAGCAAACTGCATCGGTACTTACTTCCGTATTTACCCGCAGAATCCCAACACCCTATAGCTCACCTTACTAGCCATGGCAGCAGCGGAACAGAAAAAGTCCTATGCCGTTATCAAGCAGTTTAGAGGGCTAAACACCAAGGCTAACCGTACAGCCATTGATGAGAGTGAATTTAGCTGGATTGAAAATGCACAGCCTATTGGCTATGGCAACATAAAAATTATTCCTTCAAATAGCAATGTGCTAGCTGGCGCAAATACCGTTGTTTTTGCCAATACCGTTACCCATTTATCATCGGTCAATATTGGTTTAAATGATTATGTTGTTGCTTTTATGCAAAATGGATCAGCCCAGTTCTTTAATATCACAACCGACACTTTTGGAAATATTGCATCACCTGGCACATTTTCTGCTAGCGGTATTCAAATAACCCAATGGAATAACGAGCGTATGCTCATCCTTGATCCTACCAAGGGTTACTTTAATTGGGATGGCAATAATGTTGTAACTATTGGATCGGTCGGTACGATAGGAATTGTTAATCAAGGATCTGGTTATACCGAAGCTCCTACAGTTACCATTTCAGCTCCCAATCAAACGGGGGGAGAACAAGCTAACGCTACATCGACTATCTCTACAGGCAATGTAGTTACCTCTGTGTCTGTTTCTAATGCTGGTACTGGATACACAAATGCAGCCAATTTAACCGTTACCTTTAGCGGTGGCGGTGGTGGTACGGGCGCTAATGCGGTAGCCCAATTATTTAACTTTCAAACGGGTACGCTTTCTTTAGTTGTTTCTAATGAAGGATCGGGCTACACCAACGCAGCCAATACCATTGTGACCATTTCAGGCGGTGGGGGTGCGGGAGCTACAGCCGTACCCATTGTCTTAGGAAATGTTGTTACTCAGGTCATTATGACCAACCAAGGATCAGGTTACACCAATGCTGCCAATGTGACAGCTACGGTATCGGGTGGCGGTGGTAATGGAGCAGTCTTGCAAGCCATTGTCAATTCCGAGCCAAATGTGGGCATAGCGAGCTTTTCTGGGCGTGTTTGGATTGCTAGTGGTCGTACAGTCTATTACAGCGCTGCGGGGTCGTATAACGACTTTACGAGCGTTTCTGCTGGATCGGTAACGCTCACCGATTCTACGCTGCATGGCAACATTATTCAGCTATTAACAGCCAATAACTTTTTATACATTTTTGGCGACAACTCCATTAATGTGTTCTCCGATGTACGGGTAACTAATGCTGGTACTACCCTGTTTACCAATACCAATGTGAGCGCATCCGTTGGATCTGAGCTAAAAAGCGCTATATTTCCGTACTTTAGATCAGTCTTATTTATGAATGACTATGGGGTATATGCCTTAGTCGGATCAACAACCTCTAAATTATCTGATGCCTTAGATGGGGTTTTTCCTAATATTGACTTTAGCAACCCTGTTTATGCGGGTCAGGTGTTGTTAAACAACATTTTATGCGCTGTATTTAACTTTAGATATAACGATACAACCTTTACAAACAGCTATCGGTATGTCCAGGCGGTGTTTTTTGAGAAAAAATGGTTTATATCTAGCCAGGGTAATGATCTTAAATACATTACTTCTGTGCCTGAAGCTGGACAAATTAAGTTATACGGGGTTTCAAACAATCAATTAGTGCAACTTTATAGCGACACTACCAGTCTTTTGACTTCCCGTATTCAAACTGCCCTGTTACCGTTAACTGATCCGATTCGCACCAAGCAAGCGCTTAAATTTGGTATTGAAGCTACCCTTTCTGCGGGTGGTGTACTTGATGTAACGGTAGATTCAGAAATTGGGTCTAGTTCCCCGTATGTTTTGGGCAATTTTGTGACCTGGCTCAATAATTCCAATGTCACAATTCCTTGGATAAATAATAGTTCTACAGTAATATCATGGGTATTTACTAATGGTTATTATTTATACAAGTCAGATGCTCAGCAATGGGGTAAATATTTAGGGTTAACCATGACATCCAATTCAGCGGGTTTTGTGGTTAATACATTTGAACTTGAACATGAATTGAGAGTGAGGTTCTAAAAATGCCAGTACCATATACATTCGGCACAGCGACAACTTCGATCCCGTTATCGAACTTAGATGCTAACTTTAATACGCCAGTTACCATTGGATCGACCACAGTAGGTCTTGGAAACACGACTACTACTTTAGCTGGATTGTCTAATGTCAGCACAACATTGTTGGTGGCTACAACTGCCAACATAACTACGCAAAATGTTACAACATCTAACCTTACTAATCTAACAGTTACTAACGATGCATCTATATCAGGTCTTACTGTTGGTAAGGGTGGTGGTAGTGTTGCTACTAATACTGTTGTAGGGTCTGGTGCTTTGGCAATAAACACTACAGGGCAACGAAATGTTGCTGTTGGAAGGTCTACATTAGCCGCAAATACAACAGGTGATTTTAATACCGCAGTTGGTGATATTGCTTTACAAACAAACACAACTGGTCAGCAGAATATTGCTGTTGGTATTGCCGCTTTAAATGTAAACACCACAGGCTCTAACAATGTGGCTGTTGGTTCAAACGCTTTAGTGGCAAACACCACCGCATCTAATAACACCGCAGTAGGCTATCAAGCGGCTTACGCAAGCACAACGGGCGACCAAATTACTGCTGTTGGTGCATCGGCACTAAGATTTAATACAGGGTCAGGAAACACAGCCGTTGGAGAAGGTTCTTTATATTCCAATACAACAGGACCATCTAATACCGCAGTCGGTCAAGGTGCATCTCTTTCCAACACAACAGGACAAGAAAATGCTTCTGTTGGTCGTGGTGCTTTGTATAACAACACTACTGGTTCATACAATAGTGCATTAGGTCGTTCAGCATTATTCTCCAACACCACCGCAAATGCCAACACAGCCGTAGGTTATCAAGCTAGTTATAGCACTACAACAGGATTAGGCGATGCGTTTGGTTACCAAGCTCTTTATAGCAATACTACTGGTAGTTATAACTGTGCATTTGGGGTATTGTCTTTAACTGCAAACACTACTGGCACAAACAATGTAGCGGTAGGAAGAACAGCGTTATATTCAAACACCACCGCATCAAACAATACAGCAGTAGGTTATACGGCTGGTTACTCTAACACTACTGGCACTTCAAATACCTATTTAGGTGGCACTACTGGTTATAGCAATACAACTGGAAGTTCAAATACAGGTGTTGGTGAACTTGCATTGGGACATAGCACTACTGGTGCAAACAACACAGCATTAGGAAAAGATTCCTTAAGACTAAACACCACCGCATCTAATAACACAGCAGTAGGTTATCAGTCTATGTATAGCAATACTACTGGTACAGAATGTGTTGCTATTGGTTATCAAGCCTTATATTCCCATACTACGGGGGATTCTTCCATTGCAATTGGAAATACAGCTTTAAGAAGCCTTACCACTGGAAGAAATAATACTGTAATTGGTTATCAAGCTGGTTTTTATACAACAGCATTAACAACAGGCGCACAAAATATTCTTATTGGTGCTTACACAAGAACAAGTGCCGCCACATCTAACTACCAATTTATTATTGGATATGATGTTGTTGGTCAGGCTGATAACAATATTACTATTGGAACTACATCAGGCAAAATTTACAATTCATTTACTGTAAACGCAACTTGGACACAAACTTCAGATGGTCGTTTAAAGAAAAACATTCAAGACGAAACACTTGGCTTGTCATTCATTAATCGGTTAAAGCCAGTTAAATATGAATGGAAAGCAAGCAATGAACTTGACAAAGACAATCCATATTATGCAGAAGAAAATAAGCGTACTACAGGTGTTGTCATGCATGGTCTTATTGCCCAAGATGTAAAAGAAGCCCTTGATGCAGAAGGTGTAAATACTTTTGCTGGGTGGGATGAAGGCGAAGATGGCATACAGTCTATTAGTCGAGAAATGTTTATTAGCCCATTAATTAAAGCAATTCAAGAACTCAACGCAAAAATAGAAGCACAAGCATTAGAAATCGCAACTTTAAAAGGAAACTAAAATGACTGAATTAAGATCGGAAGA